ACCAAATGCATCAAAAGCATGGTCAACTCCTAGATTTTTATTAGGAAGTCCAGTATTTGGTGCATATGTAAGAGTTCTTAGTGCTTTTATCAATTCTTTACAACGAGGATGTATAAAAGTTCTTTGATCACCATTTGCATCTAACAAAGCAGTATTAACGGCAGTTATCTTATCTCTTATTTTCCACGGACTTTTAGGGCTTAAAACAGTAAAACCAGACCTTCTAAGTATTGTATGGTCAGTAACTCCTACCCCACTAGTCTTTCTTGCACTACCAGTAGGATCAGGACAAGCAATAATTCTGCGATCAACCCCATACCTTCTCACAACCTCTTCTGTAAAATCCCAAGTGGTAGCACCACCTGTTAGCATGATTTCATCAAACACATATAGGTTATTATCATGCTTGTATGCACAAATCCCTGCCATAGGATCAACGTTAAAATCTAAACCCAATAACAATGGCAGCATATGCAAATCCTGCACTTCCTTATCAATATTGTCATCACTAAAACTGACAGCAACCAAACCAGTAAGATTTTCAAAACTTGCCTCAAATTCCTGTCTGAATGTCCTTGCATCTAATTGTGACCTAGCTGCTTCTACTTCCTCCTTTGCAACATTACCCCCTTCAATCGTAGTAAAGCTCCATCTTTGCCAATCATCCCACTCCTGTTCACCACAAAAACACCACATATCATAAAACCAACTGGCAGTACCATCAGGAGTACTAATAAACAATGCCCAACCCTGTTTATCAGCTAAAGCAGGTCTAATTACCTCTGCCCATACATCTCGATCCATAAATGCAGCTTCATCCAATACAACACCAGCAAGACTTCTTCCCCTTAATGCCATTGCATTTTCTGTTCCTTTTAACTCAATAGTTGATCCATTTATCAATTCCAGCCTTAAATCTGTTTCATTTTTGCTTTTTATCCAAATATTTGGTGTTAATCTCTTTAACTCCTTCCACGCAATATCCTTTGCCATCCGATAAGTAGGAGCACAATAGAAATACACCTCCCCAGGTCGATTGATAGCTCCTCTAAGCAACTCGATACAGGATAAATATGATTTACCAAACCTTCTTCCTGCAACCAACACCCGAAATCGTTTATCACTATTAAATACCTCCCCTTGAGCATATCTCAAACTTATTTCTTGCTGTTTTGTAGCTGACATACACTAAAAAATAACAGAAAATTCAACTATTACCCCCTATTTATAGCCTATTTTCGCTTTTTTAGGTTATTATTCGATTATTAACTCCCATACAGTAAGTCCGTGGCTTCCTCTATCTTTGATCCAGAAATTATTGCAAAAAGAAAAGCTAATATGGTTCCTCGTGGTACTGCTCAACAAGTTCAACAACGTGCTCAACGTTTATATTCCCGTCAGTTAGAAGGTAAAACTACTCGTTCTCTAGTCTTAGAACACGCAAAAATTGAAGGTATCTCAGAAGTAACTGCTTGGACTGATTGGAGAAAAGTTAAAGAATGGAATAAAGAAGATTGGGAAAAAGACAGAGAAAATCTTCTACCTAGACTCCAAGCAATGCGTATTCGTCTTTTCAATAAAGCTGTTAAAAAAGGTCAGTTTCAAACCGCTGCTCAAATTCTTGACTCACTCGGCAAAGTAATAGGCGAATCTATAGAAACAGTACACATCCAGGCTCCAGAACTTTCAATAAAAGTTGAACCAAAAAATTAACCAATATATATTTATGGTACCCGTGTATAAATATGCGAAAAAAAATTTTGCAACTACACCCCTAGTAGCTACAAAATAATATTTAATTCTAAGCTACCTGGAGGCCTCTGTGATAGCTTTTAATTTTTCTTAGATAGAAATAGCTTCAACTGTTTTTCTCCGTTATAGTAGGATTCTTTACTACCTGATAGTTGGAAATCTTTGGGCATCCTGGAAAGCCATTCGATAATTTCTGGAGTCATAATTTGGAAGGTGTAACTATTAATATAATAACAATAAATAATATCAATATAATATTATGTTAACAAATCAACATATATAATATTAATCTAATATCTAGCTAGACAATAGACATACAATATGCTTATAATAGTAATATCCTTTATTATTAATTAAAATCTATTATCTGAACATCACTAATAATTTTTTCTATATTTTTGATATTAAGATTTTATATTTTACAAATCAATAAAGGATATATATAAAAAAATTAATTTATTTTTTTCCCTTCCATGATTAAAAATTTTTTCTTACTTAGTTCATTATTTGCCATCGGTATTACTTCAGCGATGGATTCTGGGCTGAATAAAAGTACTTTAAATCAATGTACTAACAACAACAGTGACAGTGCCTGTGAGTATTTATTAACTCATGGTTCAAACTATCAAAAGAAGAAAGCCCAGGAGACATTATTAATTCGAGGTCTTTAATATGGTTAAACTACTAACTTCTAAGGAATACAATACAATTGCAGTTAAATTATTAACAGATTGTATGTATGATTATAATAAAAAAGAATATGATGCTTTACTTGATAAATTATTTTACATAACCAAACAAGACATTGACACTGTATCAATCCAGGAAATAAAAAAAGAGAAACAGTTAAAAGAAGAATTAATTAATAAACCTATAACAAGTAAACCAACAATAACTAACTCTTAATTGAGTTAGTTTTTTATTTTTTTATTATTATGAAATTATCAGAATTAAAAACCATTGATATTGAAGCTCTAGAATATAGAGATACTTTTAATGGAAACTCATATTTTAGTTCAAATGTTATTTTAAATCATGGTTTAAAGAATAGCATTCAATTAAAAATTCCCTTTCAATATGGGTATGAATTACAATATCTAGCTACTAGTTTGGACGAAGTCTCAAAACATTTTAAACGTAGTCAATGGTATAAAAAATATATGAATAAGGATATGATTGAAAAAAAATATAATATAAAAATTACACATAAAATTATTAGAGGTTGTAAGAAAAAAGAATTATTTCACTCCAGGGATATTAAAAAAGTAAAATTATCAGATAAGAAAATTGTAGAGCTAGTTATTCAATAATAGTTTCTTATAGTCTCGAAATAATCGAGATTATAAAAAACTATTTTATATAAATAGTTTTACTTGTAAACCTTCCAAACATAGGAGAATTAAACCATGCCTGATATTGTATTTTTAAATGCAAGTACTGGTAAATCTAAAAAATTAGATTTAAAGACAGTAACTAAAAAAGACGCTTTTAAAGCGTTTAAAGAAGTTATGACTAAAAAAGAAACTAAAAAAGGAGACAATTAAAAATGAATCACACATTAACAGTAAGTAATGCCTACGGACGTGACTTTAAAAGTAAAAAAGAAATATTAGAGCATTATAACTCTAATAAAGACTTTCAAAACTTGGATCCCTTGGTTAGAGGTGCAATTATTAATAAACAAGATGCAACACGTTTTAAAGTTGGTTATCTAAGAGTTAGATACAATAATTTAAGGGATGTTCAAATTATTGATGTTAAAAAGCGAGACTTTCAATAATGCTTGAATATAATCCAATACCGACTAACAAAAGTCAATTTAAAGAAGGTACTCAGATACCCAGGTTAAAAAGAATAAGAGATAAAAAATATAAAAACGTATTTAATGAAATAAAAAAACTTAAAAAATAGATACTTACTAAAAAGGATATTTAAATATATCCTTTTTTGAAAGTCTCTAAACTTTCAATTTAAATTTTTTCTAACCTTCCAAGCAATGAAAAAAAATACTAATGGCTTAATCCTATTTAAAGGCCGAAGCTTAATTAATGATATGCCTATCGTAGTTATTGCTACAGGATTAAAGGCCGTAACCAGTAATAAAAAAACTGGTAATATGATTCAAACCTGGATTTTATATGATGGGTTAGAACCGCATAAAGCTTTTAAACTTCGTGAGTATGGTAGTTCAGTGTGTGGAGATTGTCCACACGCTGGATACAACAATAATTCATGCTACGTTAAATGGTTTCATGCACCATTAAATGTCTATAAGGCATATAAAAATAATAGATATGATTATTTTGATGGTGATTATGAAATTTTTAGAGATAAGTCTATAAGATTTGGAAGTTGTGGAGATCCTTCACTTATTCCCTTATACATGGTTAAAAAAATGATTGATGTATGTAAAAACCATACGGGTTATACTCATCAATGGAAAAATGATTTCGCAATACATTTTAAAGGTTTATTGCAGGCAAGTGTAGACAGTTTTGATGAATATTTAAAAGCAAGTAGTTTAGGATTTAAATGTTTTTACGTTAAGCATGAAAGTGTAAAGGATCCTAAAAACTTTATACATTGCCAGGCAAGTGTTGAAAAGGGAAATAAAACTAATTGCAATACTTGCAATTTATGCGATGGAAGTAAGGCCGATGTTGTTATAAATGCACACGGGAACACTAAAAATAATGTATTGATAGGAGTATAAAAAATGACTAAAAAAATTGAATATAGGGAAGATTGTTTCGAGACTATTAGGGAAGGTATTAAAGGCAAAAAAGCATTAAAGGCAATTATTGATGATTGCGTTGAAACTTATCCTGATGTACATCCTCAAACTTTCAGAAAATGGTATAAAAAAATTAAAAAAGAAAAGGAGATTGAAGAATGGGAGAATGCAAATTTTATGGATTTGCAAAATAGAAAACAAGAGAAGATCGCTTTTAAAGAGCGATTATTCCAGGATGCCAAAGCAGACTATGAAAAGCATTATGACTTACAAGAGGACATAAATACCATTATGAAATTAAGAAGTGAATGCTTATCACATTTAAAAAACATTATTTAAAAACATTATGGCTAAATTAGCTAGCTAAAAAAAATTATGAAAACTTACCTTGTTAAAGTACTTCAAACATATGAAGAAACTTTTCTGATCGAAACTGAATCAGAAAAAAAAGCTGTTTATTTATCAGTATCTGACAAATTAAAACCAGAAAAAACAAAACACATTAAATCTGATATTACAGAGGTTAAAGAACTATGATTGATAACCCATTAGAGAACCAGGTTATGGAAACTTATGACAATTTTTATGTCAATGAAAAGTTTGAAGAGCATTGTTCTGATGCTGCTAAAGAAGTAGCCAAAGATAATAATCTTAACCCAGATTATTATGAACCTTTTATAGAGTTCTATATTGAAGAATGTAGGGAATCAGATAGAGGTTATTTTTTTGGTAGTCAAAAATATATGATTGATCTTTGGTGGGATCATAATAAAGATTTATATGAAACCAAAACACCTTACATGGAGATTAAAAAATGAGTTATGATCAAAAATTATTTATAAATTGTCTTTTAATAAATAAACCTTTTTTAAAAGAGTTTTTAAAACAATATTTAGATTGTTTAGATGATAAAGAGTTTCAAGAATTTTTTAGACAATATTCAAACTCATGTGATGGATCATTAGATAAAAATAAAAATTTTTATGGCTATAAACCATTAATAAAACGTGTTAATAAAAAATTAATTGCTACAAAATTTATGAATTAAGTTTTTTCAGATTCTAATTTTTCTAATAACAAATCAATTGCCTCTCTAATTAGGAAACCTATAGACATTCCAGGTTTTGAGAGGTTTTTTAATTGTTCATATTTTTCTTTTTCAACACCAATA